CCAAGGAAGTGGTGGTGGTAGCTAAAAGCTTGGAAAAAGGGTATCAGTACCTGTGCAAAGAGCAGCCTATTGTTTCTTTCTGTAATGTTAATGTTTGCAAGACAAGGAAACATGGTGTTGGTGCAGAAAACGTATCACAGCAATTAGGTGCATTATCGAAGCTGGAAACAGAACCACCAATATGGTTTCTGGAAATACCAACAGACGATGATGAAGAAGATCTTAAAATACAATTATCAACAGAAGAATTACAAATACAAACAAAGTTTCAGAAGAGGGTTATGGAAGTACTAACCATGATGCCTCCTTTGATGAAGGCGTCTGATTGGCAGAAACTGGTTAATTCAAAGATGGGAACAGCTTTGAAAATACCTGTGTCAAGTGACGGGTCTGTGTCCGGACAGTTTTTAGCTCACCTCCAGGAGTTCTGTACTGGAAGGGCACAGGCACATACAAGGGATGAAATGCTGCGAAGAATGCCTTGGACTGAAGCGTTACCGGAAAAGAATGAAAAAACACAGAAGGAAGAAGTTGTCACAAGAACCTATTTTAGGCTTGTTGATCTTCTTGCCTATTTAATAAGAAACAGGTTTACACACTATAGCAACACCGGCCAGATTGTGGCGGAACTTCGTAGCATAGGTGGAATACATAAATTTTGGAAACTGAAGAACAAAGGGGTGAATACATGGGGTGTTCCCGTCTTTGATGACCAGGATTCAGCGCAGGAAGTGAGGAAACAAGATGCCACACCGTTCTAAATCAAAAAGAAATGTAACTGACTTAAGATATGTGGAATCAGAAAAAGGATATTTTAATAATATATGGCAATCCATTAGATTTAGGGGTGTCGAGTATAGTATTAAAAACAGGGATCATCTTTTAGAACTGTGGAATAAACATAAAAAAGAGTATGGTCCTTGTTGTAGATATACTGGAGTTGAACTTACTACTAAACGCTCCACTGGTGAAGGTTGGAAAAGGAGCAGACCTACTAATATATCCGTTGACCGTGTAGACCCTAGACTTCCTTATGAAGAAGGAAATATTGTCTTTTGCGCATGGGAATTTAATAACAGAAAAAGTGGTGTCACACCTGATGATTGTAAACGAATACTGGAAGTATATGAGGAACTGCATGCCAGAAGTTAACATCATACTAGGTCCTCCTGGCACTGGTAAAACGGAGAATTTACTTCGGATCGTGGACCGGGAACTAAAGGACGGAACTGCTCCTGATAGAATTGCTTTCGTTAGCTTTACAAATAAAGCAACTGATGAGGCACGTGATAGGGCAAAGACTAAATTTAATTTAACTGATAATGATTTTCCTTTTTTCAGTACGCTGCATGCTTTTGGTAAAAGACAACTTGGTCTTACTAAAACAGAGATAATGGACAAAAACGACTTTAGAGAATTTGCTGATAGTTATGGCATAAAATTGAAAACAATTACCCTTGATTGGGACGGAAATGGAATTATCACAACAGATAACCAATATTTAAAGGATATAAATAAATCTAGAATGCAAGGATTAGAGTTAGATTATTATTATAATAAAGCTAATTTAGACTATCCATGGCATGATCTTTTGTGGGCGCAACAATCCTTGGAGGAGTATAAACATCAAACTGGAAAGTGTGATTTCACTGACATGATATCACAGTATGTAGAATTTGGTCCTGTTCCTCCTATAGATGTTGTCATTGTTGATGAAGCACAAGATCTTACTAAATTACAGTGGGACATGTGCAGGAAAATGTGGAAAAATTCCAAGAGAGTTTACATAAGTGGAGATGATGATCAAGCTATATTTAGATGGACAGGGGCAGATATAGAACATCTTATAAAAATGGAAGGAAATCCAAGTGTTTTGAAAAAATCCTACAGATGTCCTAAAAAAATTCATTCAATAGCACAAGAAATTGTCAATCGTATTGAGAATCGTCGTGAAAAAATGTGGGAACCACGTGATGAAGAAGGAGAAGTTAAATTCCACAGCTACCCTGGAACTGTCGATGTTAGTGAAGGAAATTGGATGATACTAGCAACTTGTAAATATATGCTAAAAGATTTTGAAGAAGAGTTGCGATACCAAGGATTACTTTATACCAAATTTGGAGAACACCCAGTTAGTAAAAGTTTGCTCAGGGGCGTAGACGCATGGAAAAGATTAAATGATTTTGAAGAGGACATATCCTATAACGATGTGAAGGCAATATATTCAAATTTAAAAAGTGAAGTGGGAGTGGCGAGAGGTTACAAAAATCTTCAGACAATAGAGGAAGGAAAATCCTACAATATGGAAAATCTAGTAATGAATCACGGCTTGCTTAACACGGGTGTTCCTTGGGATGTAGCATTCACTGCAATAGGGGATCAGGATAAATCCTACATAATGTCAATGGAAAAGCAAGGTGGCTTGATGGCTGACGCAAGAATAAATTTGAGTACCATTCATATGTCAAAGGGTGGTGAATGTGACAACGTTGCAATTATGACAGATCTATCGCGAGCTAATAGGGATGAAATGGAAATTAATCCTGATGATACAAACAGAGTCTTTTATGTAGGTGTTACACGCGCAAAAAAATCACTGCATATAATTCAACCACAATCATATGGAGGATTTACAATATGAAAAAAGAAGAAATATTAATGAAAGCCGCTGAATTAGTCAGTGAAAAAAGAGAGTCTACACATGGGGATGCTTACAAAAATCATTGCCAGATAGCTGATTTATGGAGTGTGTTCCTTGATGAAAAACTTAAACCTATGAAAGAAATAACACCTGGTGACGTGGCAGTCATGATGTGTTTATTAAAGATTTCGCGCTCCACCATGGGCGATTTTAACATAGATGATTTTGTTGATGGTGCAGCGTACATGGCAATAGCAGGCGAGATGAACGATGGATCTATTTAACCAGAACGAAATAAAGTCAGAGTGGGTTCATCCTACTGAGTTTCCTTCCATGAAAGGGAAGAAGGTGGTGGCGATTGACTTGGAAACATGTGACACTGATCTTATTAAAATGGGACCAGGATGGCCTAGGAAGATTGGAAAGGTCATAGGTATTGCCTTATCTAGTGGTGATTTTACTGCATACTACCCAATTTCCCACGATGGTGGTGGAAATATGGACAGCAAACCTGTCCTTAAATACATAAAAGAAATATGCGAAGATGAATCCATTCAAAAAGTATTTCATAATGCCCAGTATGATGTGGGATGGCTTAGCGTTTTAGATATTGAAGTTAAAGGATACATTCATGACACCATGATTGCTGCTGCACTACTTAATGAGAATAGATATTCCTATACTTTAAATAGCATTGTCAAAGATTATTTAGGTGGTTTTAAAGACGAAAGGGTTCTTAAAGCTAAAGCTGAGGAGCTGGGTCTGGATCCTAAAGCAGAAATGTACAAAATGCCTGCTGAATTTGTGGGTGAATATGCAGAAGCAGATGCAAAATTAACGTGGCGTCTTCACGAGCGATTGATAACAGAAATAGAAAAAGAGGAACTTGACCGTGTCTATGATATGGAGTGCCGTTTAATCCGTGTTATTTTTAATATGACTAGACGTGGTGTGCGAGTGGACATGGATAAGGCTTTTGGTCTTAAAAGAAAATTACTTAATAAAGAAAAACAATATTTAAAAAGAATAAGAGACATTACAGGATTAAATGTGCAAGTGTGGGCCGCACGTTCCGTTGCTGAAGCTTTTGACGGCGCTAATCTAGAATATCCCCATACTGAACTAGGAGCTCCAAGCTTTACACAAACATTTCTTGAAACGCACCCTCACGAGCTCCCCAGAATGATAACTAAAGCAAGGGTTTTAAATAAACTACAAGGAACCTTCATTGATGGTATTGCAAGATATATCCATGAAGGAAGATTGCATGCACATATAAATCAAATAAGAGGTGACGCAGGAGGATTTGTAGGGGGTACTGTTACTGGTAGGTTTTCCATGTATGCTCCTAATTTACAGCAAATGCCTATAAGAAGTGAATTTGGATCAGAGTTAAGAAAAATATTTATACCGGAAGAAGGTGAAGATTGGCTTTCAGCTGACTATTCACAGCAGGAACCCCGCATTCTTACACACTTTGCAATTTTAAACAAGAACGAAGGGGCAGCAGACGTTAAGTCTGCTTTTGTTAAGGGCCTTGACTTCCACAAACAAACTGCTGAAATGGCTGGAATACCAAGAAGACTGGCAAAGACGATTGGGCTTGGAGTTATGTACGGAATGGGTTATAAAAAACTAGCAGTGGATTTGGACATCAGTCCTAAGGAAGCTAAAGGCATGCTAACACAATTTAGGGAAAAGGTCCCTTTTATGCAAGGAATGCTTGAGGCAGTTATGATTAGGGCCAATAAAGTAGGGACCATAAGGACTTATCTTGGAAGACGATGTAGATTTGATTTATGGGAACCCAACTGGTTTGAAGTTGATCCTGTCACCAAACAACCAGTATTTCATAAAGCTTTACCCCATACTGCAGCCGGCATAAAATGGGGTGGCGCTATTAAGAGAGCTGGAACGTATAAAGCGTTGAACAGATTAATTCAAGGAACAGCCGCAGATCAAACTAAAAAAGCAATGGTAGATGTTTATGAAAAGCTAGGAATTACACCAC